ATCAAAGGTGCGTTTAAGAGGTAGATACAATTCCTTGTATTTAGATAACTCCGCTACCACCTCATTGAGTTTATTTAGTTCCTGCTCCATCGCTTCAAAGTCGGGCTTGTCAATCGTTGCCATCGGGTTCTCCTCCAAAACGCAGCAGGCTACCTTGTAGTAGTGCTGATAGTCCCCGTAGATAAGGCGGTCTTTGTGCATCCTTACGGCATAGGCTACCGAGCTATGGTCTTTGTCTATGGCCTCACCAAGTTCGTGCAGGGTGGCGTGGTTACGGAATGCTGATACGAATGCTGCTCTTGCGGTGGATTCTTTATGCGCACGGCTCCCATTGTCTTGAAACCCAAGACGTGCATAGTACTGTTCTTTAGATACTTTTAATTGGCGTATTTCAAATGGTCTCATTAGCATTTGCAGCGTTTCGCTCTGCCCTCGTTGTAATTGGTTATTATTTTAGTTATCGGCATAGTGAAGTGCTTGTGATCTTTTAGTCTTTTGAACTTCATCTCACTCGCCCATTCCACTAAATTGTCATCTTTGTCTTGGATTATTGTAACATCAGTAACGAGGTAGTCCACCCCATCTACTGAAAAGCATTCGTACTTCTGAAAGGGGGATAGAATCTGCCTCATAGATTGTCCTCTATTATCCCTTGCAGTCGTTGTATCTCGTAGTGCATCTGCTCGCTATCAACTCGCAGCTTGGCGTTGGCAAGGTACATCTCGTTCATCTTGCCTTCGGTGAATTGTCGGTAGTCAATGAACTGCTGCAAGAGTAGGTCTGCGTAATGGCAGCTCATAACGTGGTGCAGGATGTCATCTTGTACCTCTCTGCCTTTTGCCTTGTCTGCTGCTTGCTGCGCCAACCACATCGCAGTACCTGCAAGCATCAACTGCTTCTCCCTTATGTAAAGGTCGTGGGAGTCATCAGAAGGGTACATCGCTCGCAGGTGTTTCATCCATTTTAATTGGCAGCAAGTTACGCCCGTTTATCACAAAGCCAACATTACCTAATACGCTCTGCAAAACAAGCGGAGTTTCAAGGGGCGTGATGCGCCCTCCCGATTCCATCTCCTTGACCTTCCTAACGTGGATATGGGTGTATATCCAATCGGTCTCGTGTGCAGCGAATCTGTGTATCACGATTACGCAGTCCGACCTGTTGCCCCACTTACCGCCACCTTCAATGTCTGATGTGTTTGGCGGCATCGCCATCCCCTCGTACTTGTGGCCTTTGTAGAATGTCTTGCGCATTGCTTCGGTTACGGGGTGTGCGTTGACTATTGTGGTGACGTTGTTCTGATGGGCAAACACCCGAAGCGCAGATGCTACCTCGTAGTGGTATTCGTGCATCCCTGTCTTGCCTAATTTCTTTTGGTCTGTTGATAGGGAGTTGTAAGGGTCTATCAAAGCACCTGTGTAGTTCCATTCGTTCTTGATAGAGTTCATTACCTCAAGAAGTTCGAATGCGGTGAATAGCCTGTTGCCGTCTATGAATTGGAAGTACTCGTTGATAAAGTCAAGCTTGCGGTACATCATCCCCTCATCAATTCCCTGTATGGGTTTGCATACCAAGAACTCAATGAGCTTACGCTTGAGGCTTGGCACTTCGTTCTCGGCAGAATATATCAGCCACTTCTTTCCGAAGTTGTAAGACTGAAGTAGCATCAGATAAAGCAGCGTGTGGGTCTTGCCCACGTTGGCGTGGCCGACCACAACGACAAACTCACCGTCTTTGAGTCGTAGGTATTGGTCTACCTCATAAACACCGAGCTTGCCCGTGTCGTAGTACTTGCCCTTGAGGGCGCGTTGAAGATATGGTAACGAAGATTCGTTAGAAAGTAGGTCAGGGTGTATCATTGATTCTGATTGGTGAGCAAATATAACAAAATAATTGACATAAAAAAACCCCTCCGTAGAGGGGCTTCACACAACGACCTATTAAAAACCAATCAGAAAGGGTCGTTGCGATTTGCGAAATGCTCGGTGTGTGATGCAGGAGCAGCACTCTGCCCTGTCATCCAAGCGTTAAAGGTCTCTGCGTTGGCAAGGATGGTGTTGACATCGTGTTGCGCAGCACAAGCGTACTCAACCGCAGCCTTTAGAGCAACCTGTCGGATGATTGAAAGTGAGCGGTCATCGTTATTTTTAGGCGCAGATGGAGCTGATTGGTTATAACCTCCACCGCCAAAAGCATTGGCTCGTTGGATTTTCACGGTTCCCTTTTCATTCTTGGTGTACTCCACGTCTTCGCCTACGGCATAGGGTGGGGTTTGTGATTTGGCAAAGGCAGTACCGAAGTCTCCATTGTCAAAGCGAACCTCAAGCTTGAATAAATCTTGCCATTGGCCTGTGGGTGTGATTGAAATAATTTTAGGCATAATAGATTGGTTTTAGATAAATAGAATTGATTGCTGCTGCAAAACCTCAATACGAGCTTCAAGCTCTTGTACCTTGTTTTGAAGTGCTTGGATTTGTGCTTGTTGCACTTGCACCATCTCGGTGTAAACGTCTGAAGAAAAAGATAAAGTCATAACTGATTGGTTTTAAGTTATGCAAATATACAACTTATTCTGATACCACCAAACCTGTGAAGGTTATTTCTGCCGTGTCTTTCCCAATACTTTGGTCGTGTACCAACTTTAAGGAATGCACATACTTTCGTGAGTCATCCTTCACGCCACCCCAAGTCTTAAATGTGTCAAGGGCAAACTTCACCGCCATTATTGCATTGTCAATATCATAACGGTAGTTGACCTTGCAATGGATGTGGACATCCTTTATCTCTTGCAGGTCATACTTCTCAAGCTGCGACATTACCTCTTTAAATACCAACTCCTTTGCCTTCACACGAGCAGTCCAATGCTTTGATGCATAGAAGGCGTTGAGGCTTGGAACCTTGCCCACGACAATCTTGTAGGTCAATTATCGGGAATCAGATAGCCGCATTGGATGGCGAAGTGCAGGTCTATCTTGGCAATCTCACCGAGTAGCTCTTGTTCTTTGTACTTCGCCTGTTGGCGAGAGTTGTAATCGGAGTCGCAGTTAGCCATCAGCGTAGCGCACTCCTCAAGGATGAAGTCTATCTTCCTACGTTTGGCAGGGTTAGTATAGTACTGCATACTTTCCTGTTGTTGTTTGGCTTCCTTCGCTTGTTGCGCTAATGGTTTGCTGCTCATTTTGGCGTTCAAGTTCAAAATTTAGGTGAGCGATGGCTTTTCTGATGTCATCGCAGATAGGGTTGTGCGGTTTCTTGCCTGCTCGCATTATGTAAGTGAGGGCAGTTCCAAGATTGTAATTATCAGGTTGGAAGTCCATCACCACATCCTTCGCCTCTATCTTCAACGTCTTGCCGATGTAGTACTTTGGTGTCATTGGTCAAAGGTACATCATCCCAATAAATGTAGATGTGGTCATTCATTATTTAGAATCATTACAAATTAGCATAAGGACTTGCGTATGTCAATTTTATTCCTTTTTTTTTACAAGTTAACTTGATTAGTTACTTAACTTAATCAACTATTAACTTGACTTTAGTTAGTAGTTAGTCAACTGTTAACTTTACCAAACAACTTAAAGAAAAAGAAACTTAACAAAGAAAAAGAAAGAAGTTGCGTTCTAACGCATCCAAATACCTCAAGGTATAGAACTATACCCTTTAGCGTATAAAGTCGCTTAAAACGCCCCTAATGTATCTTAAAGGGTATAATTACTCGGTGAGTTTATCCACCCAACGCTTCACGATGTAGCCACCCACCAAAATAAGCATAAGCAAAACTGCTCCTCCCTCAAGAGTCCATCCCCTCTGCTTGCGCTCTTTCGTTAGAATCTTGGTTTGTGTGACTCGGATGGTATCGGGCAAGCACGTAGCCTCAACCAATACCTTTCGGTCTATGTACTGAAGCTGAAGGCGTACCTTGTCTTGGTAGATGGTCGTGTCCTTGTAGAGTTCCAACGTGTCGGTTAGGTACTTTGTCTTGGTTACAATGACCGTGTCCCTTACAACTACACTCTGAAGGACGGGTTTCACAGTAGCGCAACTGCTAACTACCGCAAGAGTCGCAGTCAGCAGGATTGTCCACATTGCAAGTCGGTTGGGGTTTAGTTTCGAGGGAGTCAAGCCATTCATCAAAAGAGGAGGTATTTAGTTTTGCCATTGTGCTTTACTGCTTTTAGGATTTGTTTTCGGTTCTTGCTACTTGAGTAACTAACGTGAACCCACGATGGCGCAGTATCAGAGCCAAATTCCCAAATGAGTTGGTCAAAGTCTAAATTGTCCTTAATCCAATGAAATAAAACATCATTGCCTGCTTCGCACTTGAGGTCGGCTGCTTGGCCTTGAACATGCTGCGAGGTCTTTGCCCCTCCCACTTTGGTATTCACCGCAGGGCTGCGGTATGCACTCGTTACTTTCAACGCACCTAATGCGTCTCTCGTGGGTTGTAAGACGTTTTCTGCAAGCGCACGGAGGTTGGGTTCCAAGTGCTTGGGTAAAGCGTTAGGAAGCCCTGTTTTTGTAGCAGTCAGTTCTGCGAGGGTAAAGTTCTTAGTCACATTTTTAATATCAAAAGTTGGACATTTTACACATTATGCTCATTTGACTTTACACTTTGCACTTTTTGCATATTGCTTAATGTATATTTAATTGCACAATTTGTAGTCATAATGTACAATAAAACGTACATTAACAGGTAAAGTGCGCCTTAATGCACATTCTAACGACCTTGACTCTTGTAGGGCTTGGAGTAGTTCTTACTCGCTTTGTTGGCAGATGCACTCTTGGAATGCTTGCCTCGCTTCTTGCTCTTACTTATTCGTTGGCTTACCGCCTGTTGCTTCGCCATCTTTAGGGTCTTTCAAAAACATAAGGGCAAACGCACCCATCATAAACGCACTCACCTCCGTGAGCGTGGCCTTCTCGTAAAACACAAGCACAAAACAAAGGCCGATAATAATCAGCCCAAGTAGAGTAGTCTTCGGGTTACCGAAGATGCGCTCAATTAGCACGTTTGTCCTTCTTGTAGTCCCTTCGCCACTTCCAAAGAGTGTACGCAAGTGAGGTTACAAGTACGGCTAAACCCAACATTTGGTGGGCGTAGCTTACGAGAAGTCCTGCTCCCGTTAAAGACCAAGACGTGATTACGCTATCAGCCGACTCCTTTGTCATCTTTGTTTAGGGTGTTCTCGTATGCAGATACCAAGACGCGAACCTCATCTAATTGCATTAGTAGATTCGCCTCTTGCTGCTTTAATGCATCAAGCCGTTGTTGTAGGTGTTCCATTT